CGGAGCCATGCTCGAATACTGTTGTGTGCCCACGTCGGGCAGCCCACTTATGATTTTCGTTTTCTCCATTGCTATAGCGGTTTCTGGTGCAACTCCAGTAGCTGCTGCGCCCTCATCCTCGGCACCTGCTCCTATCCATGATAATGCAGTTGCCTTCTTGATTGTTCTATGTGAAGTGTACCTTGCCTTGATTGCGCTCCTGTTCTGCGCTCATCGCATTCCCGGTTTGTGTTGGACCGCCCCGTTGTCAATATGGGACCGCCTCTGGTTCATATCGGAGTTTGGACTGTACCCTTACGCGTTTGAATTGGCAGCCAAATTTCAGAATCGACCGCGACAAGGTATCAGCGACATCCGCGCAGCATCCTGGGATGCCGTGGTTTCTTTTGCTCGCAGCGAGCGTGGAGCGCATTATCGCAAAGACCATCCATGCCCCGCTAAGCGCTTGGGCGTTGGTCTTGCGGATCACCGCGCGGATCTAGTAGGCACCATCCATCAGGACACGCTTGCTCTGTCGCGAGCTCGCTCCGTGATGACCACTGAGGCCGAGATGCGCGATCGTTGCGCTGATATGGTACCAAAGCATTTGATCGGCTTACTTCAGGATCATGGCGTTCCTTGCGATGATCGCGGGATCAATGTTCACGCCCACGGTGCAGCCAAAGCCATTGAAATGCACGTCCTACTTGATAAAGCGGGTCCCGCGTGTCTGCAGGACACTCTGGTGGTTGGCACGAAACCAGCTAAGTTCGCCACCCTGCGACGCAAATTCCCCAACCGGATCTTCACCCATGAGAATGCATTGATCACAGCTCGTGACCTGTATCGCTACCCGAACGGTCCACATTTCTCCGGCATCACCGAGCACGAGTGCATGCTGTTGCACGATTCCGCCCAGTATCTTACGAAGGGAGCGGTCGCTCGGCTCTTTTCTCTTTCGCCCAGATTGACACGCATCGTCACCACTGGTATTCATCCACCGGAATCGGAACGCGGTTTGTGTAGCGTGTGGCCGCAGATTTACACTCTGTCTTATCAAGATGGAAAGATCATGTTCTCTTTTGATCCTTCAGGTGCGGGCGCTTACGAAGTGCCCAAGCGGGCTAATGATGAGATTTTCTCTTCGGGACGGTGGACCGCTTTGGGAGCGGACCATAATATTGTCTTCTCGAAAGTCGTCAGTGAGTCTGTCTTTTCGCACTTTGTGACAGTGTACACACGCATCCGGCACACACCTCTAGAAAACGATGTTGACCCACAAGAAAGTTCATATGAGGCCATGTTAATCGGCAACGCGGATTTCTTGGTAATTCCGGATCTCTTGCTGTCGAGACCCATGAAACAGCACAACGTAGCGGGCAGGCTGACCGTAGACAGGGAGCTGCTGATGTCGTTGGCGAATTACCTGCCGACACTCAAGCAGAGCTCCGATAACAAGTCAATCCAGAGCAAGATAAATCAGGCGGCCTCTAACCCGAAGTACAAATATCTGCGGCCCGAAGATTGGGAGACATTGCGAGTGCTGGCGCTCAGTGTGGCCGAGCGAGATGTGGCTCTGCCCGAGGAGTCAGTGTTCACGGCCAGTTACTTGAAACGCCTGATCTTACCTCTTGTGGACGAAATTGGTGCAATCTTCGCGGAGAACAAGGCCTACTTGATTGCCAACGTTTTGTCCGGTTTGTGCGGTCTGGGTGTCTTTGGTCGAGTGGCTGCCCGCGCTTCTTTTATGGCGGACGTTTATGCAGCCGCACGCGCTTTGCGAGACCGTCAAGTCGCCCCGGCGCTGTTGCTTGCCGGCAAGGTGGCGCTCGGCTTCGCGGTGGGTAAATATGCGGCTCTGGCCGCCGCATTAGTGCAGGCGGGGCTTATAGCGCATCATTATGTACGCGCGCACCGATTTCGCCAAACCCAACTGTATCATCAAGCCATGAGTGATTATGCACAGTGGTTGATCGAACCGAGCAGTGGCGCCCTACTCTTCGATGACAGGTCGATGGAATGGTGGTCCGCTGAACGAGACGTGTTCCCGGGCGAGCATCCAGAACCTATTAAGAAGTTGAGCTCCTGTGGACATATGCGGGATTTCGGCTGTAAGTGTGCCATGTTCATCGAGGCGGCAGATAAAAAATTTGCTTTGCCTAAGGAATCAGATGTCCGCCCTACTGGAGCCGGCTGCGACACGACCTTGATACCTGGTGCTATCACGGCCGAGCCTGAGGTAGCAGCAGCCTTTCGCGCCGAAATTCCCAATCAAGAGCGTCAAGAACCTGAGACGTTGCCAGCAATGCCCGCGCCAATCACGAGCAACAATGTGGCCGTTACAATCGACGAACGTAAGGAAGTGCCCGCGCCGGTTGAACCGTCTGAGTCGCTCATATCGCGCCAGGTGTTGCCGGGCATCCCTGATAATGGGGTGGCGGGACCATTGCCTGAAATAGTGGAGTTTTCTAATGCGGACAGAAATTATGACAATAACGGTCCACCGCGTGATGTAGTTGAGCAGGAGACAGTCTTGCAGCAGAATGAACAGAGCGTGAATCCGCACGATCGTTTCGCCCTACCTGATACTGCTGTCCCCGTCGTTTATCCACAGCCGGCCTATGTCGAGCCACCGGAGCCGGCTCTGCCCACTACCACAGACGAAGTGATACCTGAGGTGACAGAACCTGTGTTCGATGAGGGCCCCGGAGGTTTCGCGCCGATGCCGCTTATCACCAAGCTGCCTGTGAACAATTTCATACACCCCACATGGCAGTTACGGCATGGTAATGTATGTCGAGTCCCGTATGTCGAAAACTGCGGTGTGGAAATTGTCGCTATATGTCTGGGCTTGGAACCCGCAACGGTGTGGAGTGAAATCGGTAATGTGGTACCAGCTTGCAATATGACTAGGTGGCTCACGGAAGGCACCACTAAATTCTTTTTCGAAGTAGCTGGAGTCCTCTGGAATGTGAAATTTGAGTTGCACAATATGCCTAAGTCGCCCGCCAAATTTTACGTGGGGCGTAATGGGGGCTTCAAGACTTTCCGGGTGCTGTATCAGAGAGAAGCCAAGCATTGGGTGCTGCTCTCGACCGAACAGCGAGAGGTGAAACCGAAGGCCCCCCACTCGTGGCCCACAGTAGAGCCCGAACCTAGTGACCCGATCCTGCGAGAATTTTTGTCGGCGATGGACGAGCACATCGACTCATTCGGCAACAAGGTGCCCGGAGAGTTTGTCCCTTATGAAGCATCATGGGATAGAGCCCAATTATACGCGAAGGAGGCGGCAGAGGGCGTCACTGGCACCATGCGGCGTCTGGTCGACAATCGCCGAATCGCCCAAAATGCACTTACACTACTGGCCAAGTCCCCAGAGGCTATTCGCAAACGTACAGCGATGGTGCGGGGAATGTCCGGATTCAATGGTTGTGGGAAATCAGCCCCAGTGCAGAGCTTCTTGCGGTCCAAGCTCAAGGACTTAGCGGGTTTGGCACTGCTTGCTTTTCCTCGTAACCAATTGATGGAGGACTGGAGGCGCGAACTTCCGGGCATCAACACGAAGTGCATCGCCACGTTTGAGCTAGCGCTTTTCCGAGTTGGCGCTCGAGTGCTCGTCGTTGATGAAGTTTCACTCTTGCCGCCTGGCTGGCTGGACCTATGTATCTTGCTGGGGACTGTCACGCACGTTCTATTCCTGGGAGATCCATCACAGTGCACATTCCACGAGCCGAACGAACGTTCGGCCTTGAATATGGCCACGCCTGAGGCTGAATACGTTTTCGATCGTGTGGGCGCTCCCTGGTTCGCCTGGTCTCATCGCGTACCGCAAGTGGTTGCGCGTTCTTTTTCGATCCAGAGCACCAATCCGCAGGCGGGCTTCGTCAAAACTATCAGTTACTCCAAAGAACATTTGCCCACTGTCGTGCAGACGGACAATGAGCGACGCTCTTACCTCACCTCACACCCGAGGACCTTCACGGCAGGCACGATACAAGGGCAAACACACAAGGTGGTTCAATTCATCGTCACCAACAAAATGCTGGACATCGCCTCGAATAAGGATTTGGTCTCTGCCTGTTGTCGATGTACTGAGGGGATCTACCTGGTTCTTGGACCTGGTGCTCCACTACAGAACGTTGAGCGCCACCCCATCTTTGGAGCTTTGTTGGGAACTAGACCTCCTTTCGACTTTGTCCTCAATATGCAGCAGCGGTACCTCAAACGGATGACCATAACGTACTTGGCGGCTGAGAAATTTGATCAAATTTATCGCCAACGTCGCGACTTAGCACTTCAGGGACCGGGTGGCTTCGCTGATATGAGCGTGGTCTGGGATTCATTGCCCGACCGTATGCGAGCGTGGTACGATGCTGGGGTCACGCCAAACGAGGGTGAGATACCAGACGTGCAATCGCCTGAGATTAGTGAGCCTGACGTGCACATTCATTTACCAGCGATATCAGAGACCGCTCTACAACATTACCTGCTTAAGCAAGCTCCTGACCGCATCACTAGGGAATTCCAAGTGGGCTGTGACGTGTCTGCCTGTTATGACGATACCAAATTCCCCTCTGAACTAGTGCAGATGTTCCCTCGTCAAGCAGCCGGTGATGCGGCCTTCACGGTTGCGACCATCGAAAAGAGGCTTACTCGGAGCACAGCGGAGCGCAACGAGCGAAATCTTGTTCAACGTCAAGAAGTCGGGTATGCACTATGGCATGTCATGGCACGCGGTTTGGATCTCCCGCATGAAGTCCAAGAGTTTGACGCTCACCTATATGAGCGGTGTGTGCGCGATCAAATGCAGTCCCGACTTACGAAGACTCGCGCCACTTTAGCGCAGGCCGACGAGCGGGCTGACCCGTGGAATACCGCCATCAATCACGTAAGGAACTTCATTAAGACTCAAGACAAAGCCAAGTTAGAGGCATGGTATCTCGAGGAGGCTAAAGCCGGCCAGACTATTAGTGCAGTGCGAGAAGACGTACTCGCCAAATGGGGCCCCGCTTTCCGGTACGCGACTGCTGTCTTGATGCAGTGTGTCCGACCTGGCATCATCCTTAACAAGGGGTTAAGTCCGAGAGCCTTGAACGAAGTGGTGTCCGAACAATGGCGACCCAAAGGCTTGAGCACCATAAACGATTACTCAAATTTCGACGCCACTCAAGGTGGAGAGAGTGTTGTTCTGGAACTCGCCGTGTTGCAGTGGAGTGGGCTGCCTGACTTCATTGTTCAAGGCTATGCTCACTGGAAAACGCATATAGTCACCAGTTTCATCGGCCTTAAACAAACAAGTCGGGACTCGGGTGAGCCGGGCACTTGGGATGGCAATACTTGGTACAATATCGCCAACTGCGCCTTGAAGTTCGGGTATCAAGCTTTGCGTCGTGGCACATGGTTGTTTTCTGGAGATGACATGGCATGCGATCAGCATCTTACTGATTGCGACACGTGGTACACCAAGTGGGCTAATAAAATCCACACTGTATCTAAGCTACAACATACTGCCAATCCGGATTTCTGCGGCTGGTTACTGACGCCTCGAGGTATTATGAGATCACCGCTTCTCGTCGTGCTGAAAATGTGGTATAAGCGTGCGCGATCTCCGTTGAGTGTTGGCAATTGGGTAGACTCGTATGCTACTGAGATAGCGTTCACGTACCGCTTGGCACCATTGGCAAGCGAGTGGCTCACTGAGATAGACGTGTTGTGTCTGTCACACGCTCTGGACTACTTCCACCGGAAAACGCCTGTCCTCAGCATCATACTGTTTGGGCGCCGGCAGGATTGGCTCGCCGCTCTAAAAGCCAAGTTCGACAGAGTGACGGAGCACCGACAGTGGCCACGTCGTAAGTCCTTATTGCGTAGTTTAAGGGCTGCCATTGATCGTGCCAGCGGCTTTTCGGTGCGGGCACCTTACCTTAGCCCCATAACTTGTATGTCTCACCAATGGCCGCCGTCACTCAACAACAACAACAGCAAGCTCAAGTCGCCGTCACCAGCATTTCAAGCGCAAATAGCGGATCATCCAGCAACTACCCAGTCCCCTATGCCAGCAACCAATTTCCATTCTTTATCGACGTTCCCATTCTTTGTGGTGCGCAGCAAGAACCCATGGCGACGAATGCCGAAGCCAGTTTCACGGCAAACCTCACCGCCGGGCCCGGTTATGCAACTTGGTCCCAAGGGTACCCCTACGTTAAAATACGTGGTTTGTCATACCAGTGGGCTAATCTGGACACAGTTGCTGAGCGCACTTTGCGCATCCACATGGGTTGCACTCATAGCACTCGCCTTCCGGCCGCTCAAACAATTGCTGCGATTCAAGCATGCCTATCTAATCCTACTCCAGTTCTGTGTCAACCTGCCACAAAGTGCTCTCGCGTTGCCAATGCCGGGGCCAACGATGTCGCCTTGGTCTATCAGCGAGCAATTCCCCCCGCAGCTTCCGGAGAAATGGACTTCAGAGCGCTCGACTGCATCCCTTATGTCAAGCACCCCCTCGGATCTACCAATGTCCCTTCGTTTATTGGAGTGGTACAGTTCTTGGGGACCTCTGCTGTGCCTGCTAGTGGCCAGCGCTGCCTTCTTACATTGGAAGTACTGCTCGAGCGCAGCATGTCCGACTTCTGACGGATCACAACTTACCTCTGTGGGAATACTTTGTTTGCCTGTGTTACCGATCGATAATATGCATTTCACATCTCATTTCGCCGAAGGAAAGGAAATATTGGAGCTGGTCGTTGGAGGGAAAGTTGTTGTCGCAACGCAAGACAAGTTGCTACCTCGGGAAGGTGAAGTTGAGAACTACAAAGCCAAATTCTCCATGGCTGATGCCCAGGATATGCTTAACTCTCTCGCCGAGATTCGAGCACGTGCTGCTGCCGCTGAGGCGGTGATAGAACAACTGCGTAGCAAAATAGTCGAAGAAGGTCCGGGAGCGGAGGTAGGTCTCCCCGATGATCTGAGGGAGAAAGTTAGGGGTCATACGGCTCGTGTCAAGGCGCTCGTTTCAAACGTGCGCCGCATTATGTTATCCTAAGCTCCAAATTAAGCGTAGGAGTCCTGCAATCCACTGAAGGTGATCACCCGTAGTGGGCTTAAAGAGGACAAACCCCGTTTGAGCTGTCTTTTCAGTAAACGCG